TCAGTTGATGAATGTTGTTCAATAGTTTTCTCAAAAACTGACTTTACCCAATTTTTTGGTTTTGTTTTAGTTTCCTGATAAATTGTTGACATCACATCACTAAACTGTTTTCGCGTTATCAGATATCTATCTTCCTTCCACATTCCATTCAAAAGATAGATATCTACACAAGCACGAATACAATCATTTCTCCGTTCAATCTGTGCATTAATGTAGTAATCCTTAACTTGTAGGTCCTTCAACATTGATAGATCTAACCGTGTCCTTCCACTTAAATCAGCTTTGATTGTATAGGAAAGCATAGGTACTTTATCAGAGTTGATTGGATTTTCACCAAAGAAATAATACATCATGCGATTCTCTTCATGTTTCTGTTCACTCCCTTCCCAACTTATCGGGCGACTAAAGAAATAATCATTACAACCATAATGAGCATGGTATCCCACAATAGCATCTGTATTAACGCAAGTTAACACATTTTGTAACCATTCATCAGTTTTGTCAAAATCACAATGTTCATCAAAGATTTCCCATTGTTCATCCAACATCTTTGTTTGATTCGCTTCACATTCTTCACTACACTCATCATTATGTAAGCGAACTTTCTTTCGAGATTCCTTTGTAGTTGCCGATCTTCTCGCTCTACCTTCATATACTCTATTGTGCGTTTTCATCTTCTTCTTTTTATTAGAATCTGACAATATACAAAATAGTTTATATATTGCATATATAATCATTGAAACAATCGCTAAGCAAACAGTTTGGTGTCCAACATCTGCTACAAAAGAACAAAAACTATCAAGATATGGTGTTATGTCAATTCCTATAAAATCAAAAAGCTGCAACATTAAACTATAGATTGTATCCTTGATAGTTTCAACAAACGATTCAATTTTCTTATACAACATATGTACAAATTCATTTCGATAATTCCGTAATCGAAGAGCTGTTCCAATTAAAGAGGGACCTTCATTGAAGATACGAGCTGTCTGCACCCGTAAGTTGTGAGATGATGACAATCTAAATCCAACCCAGAGAAAATATTGAGCCAGAACATGTCGAGGTCCTAATATATTATTAATCAGGACTATTGATGTTATACGAGCAACTACAGGTGCACCTAAATAATCTCTCCAAAAATTGTACATTAAATCTTTAAACCACTTCATATCATTTTTCGCTGCTTCAAAAAATAGTCGACATTTTGTTTCAAGAATATACTCAAAGAAGGTAGTGTTCATTAACAACTCTTTGACTTTATCAGTGATTATCAGCAAATGATTACCAGTAAGAATAGGGCAGAATAGATATTCAGTTGTATAAGGACAAGTGACTTTTACTGGAGGTTGTTGTGCTAGAGCTTTTGCTCCAATTTCTTCATGACCTTCTATCCATTCCCATATTCCCAAAGAAACGAGAAATTCATATGCACACATCGGTTGGGGTGTTTCCACATATTCAGTCCAGAGCTGTCCGGTATTCTTCATTTTTAGATGCTGTGCCCACTCTCTAAAATGTAAAATAGATTCTGTATCTATATCCATTGCCAATTTCACTTTTGAAAATAGTGATCTCATACCAGATATGTCAAGTTCTTTAGCTATTGGTTCTACATTTTGTAGTTCTATTTCATCATGGTGGTCGATAGTAGGATTGTGTTCCTCTTCGTAGCATTGCATTGTTTGATCTAATTTTCGTTGCTGCAAGGCCATTTCTTCTACGATCATAGATACTAAAGTATCTAGATCGACCGAAGTTGCTCCAACATCACCTGCACTTTGTTGACGACTACCTCTAACAAACGTTGTCATTGGTGCCACAGAAAAATTCAAATGTTTAAAATCTTTATCATATTTATCTCTACTTGTCTTCTTGGAAGACCCTTCTTTGATTGAACACTCTACTGTTATGGGAAACCTATTCCATAAAGCACTAATATTGTTGATAGAAGCACTTTTAAGTGGAAGATTATTACATGACACCATTACAACTTTTGCTGTGAAAGGCCTTCCTTTAGATTTAAGATCAGCTTGAACGGTTGAAACAGCACCACTAGATATAAATGCCAAATATTTCTGATGACCTTCATCAGTCCTATCAGCAAACATATCATCTTCATACGCAATTTCATCACCATAATAATTCTGATCATAATCATCACGTGATTGTGCATTCCATTTTGTCCAATTGGCTGAATCAGGAAATAGATCTGGATGTTTTATTTTTGCCATATTACAAATTCTACGATGAATTTCATTCGAAAGAGAAGTTTTTCCGACTTGACTTTCCCCAAATAAACAAACTCCTACTGGTATTACTCGTGGTAATCTTTTCAAAATAACTTCTACTGCATCTATATTTCGTCTGATTTCCACCAATAAAGTATTAGCTTCTGTTAATATTTGAGTCTTTTCAAATTTATGTTTTTCTATTTCTCTCATTTGTAATGTTATGTCATCAACCACTTTTTTAAAATTTTTATACCTTAAGCTTCCTTCTGGTTTTAAGAATTCATTTCCTGATGTTGCTAAACACTTGAGAATCCACTCGTAATCTTTCCTTATTTCAGTTAATTTCGTAGTTAGATCTATTACCAATTCTGCTGCTGAATCTCTCATAAAGCCGGCTTCTTTTAATATATCCGTTATAGATTTATATAAGAATTGACTATTTTTAAGATTCATTGCCATCATATTAATATTTTGATCTAATTTAAAATCTGAAAGCGATTTTCCTGCAACCCCTAACGCAACTGAAAGTGCTGGTAAGATTTTCTCGGGACTCATATGTTGTTGAAGAACTTGGTTTGTCGTAGCATTTGTTAGTCTATCACCAACGTTTTGTGTTAATTTACCTAGCATAGAATTAGTTACTGATGTTTCTAATTGTAACATTGATCCAATTTTAACTACTTCAGATACAACTTTAGATGGTGTATCAGCTTGTGCTATATCATAAACACAAGCACTTAACCCTGCTTTGTGGTTATTAAATCCATGAACTAGTGTGTCAAAAATTCCACACTTACTATGTACTGATCTTCCAATTTTCGATA